ATGATGAAGATGATTATCTTTTATAGTAGATATACGTTCACTTAAAAGTTTTATTTCACCTTTAAGTTCTTGTATCTCCAAATCGTATTTGGAAACTTCCGCCATGTATTAATCCCAGTAAACTGTTGCGCTTGCGCCTGAACCAGTTATATCTACAAAGATATTAGTTTCACAGACTTTTCCCATTGCTGGAACTGTAAAGCTTGTTGTACCCTTAGCTGCTACAGATAAACCTAAAATGGCTGTACCTGTTGCGCTTTGAGCATCATAAATATCTACTGTTGCATCAGCTGAAGCGCCTGCTTCTAATACTACAGCTAATAAACGCTGTCTGTGTGCATTAGTTGTTTGACCATCAGTAGTTGCATCAGCAGTAAAATATGTTGATTTAGCGTCACCTTGAAATGTCATATTAACTCCTTTAAATGGGGAGACCGAAGCCTCCCCTAATTATTTATTACGCGTTATTTATATTTTGAATATATTCAACCGTTACGTAACCTGCTCCACTTGATCCTGCAGAAAAGTCAATATAAATTGGTAAGTCACTTGTACCTATATCAGCCCAAGTATCACCATCAGTAATTGTACCTGCTGATCCATATTTAAATACATTAGCTGCTGTTCCAGCTGCTAAGGCAGAAAATAGTTCAGTTGATGCAGATGTAGTGCCCATAGAAATATTAGCTGCATCACATGCAGTTGTAATATTAACAATGATTTCAGTGATTTGGCTATTAGCTGGAATTACAATTCCAGTATCTGCAGCTGTAGTTGATTGACTCCAACTTGCACTTTGTGCCATTTTTACAAAACCAATATTTTTTACATTAGTTCCAACTGTTGTTCCAGTTGTATTTGATATCGTTCCCGCTTTAATCGGTCCCGAAAAAGTAGTTGTTCCCATAGTCTTACTCCTTGTTGTTCAGTCTGCTTTCGCAGTCTATGAGTTGTTAAAGGGGGCACCTTTTACAGTACCCCCGAAGTCGTTAGACTTAGCTTGGATTTGATCCATATACCGCACGCCAATCAGACCAACCGAAAGCATATCTTTCTCTTGATTTGTAACGAACGTTACCTGTTTCGAAATCGCCTTCCATTGCAGTTGATACTGGAGTTCTCATGAAGTGCTTCATACCGTTAGGTACGTCAGTTCTTAAGAACCAATGTTTAGCATTTGTAAATCTATGATTTACGAAGTATCCACCAGGAATCATTCCTTTAGATACAATTGCGTTCACATCGTTATCAGCAGTTCCAACTCTGTATGGAGATGCCATTAGTCTTTCCGCAACGAAAACAAGTTGTCTTGGAATGTGCAGAGTTTTTGCTTGTAGAGCAACAGGGATTCCCCTATCGTCTGTAAGTCCTGCAATTGCAATCAACGCGTCTTCTAATGAAGTTTCTGAAAGCTCAGAAGCTGTAGTAAAGCGGTTAGACTGAGTGCTACCGTCTTGTAGTGGGTGAGCAGTATTACATAAAGTAACACCATCGCCACCAGTATACGCAGCAGTAAATGCTCTATTGTATACGTTAGCACCTTTTGTTTGTTTAGCAGCAGCCATTGATCTAGCTAATGCTTTGGTTAATCTAGTAGACAATTTATCATACAAGTTGTCTTCCATAGCTTCCTCAGTAATTGCGAAAGCCATAGCAACAGTCTCGTTAGTATATCTTGCTACCCAACCTTCACCAGTATCTTCGTAGTTAACTGGTGCACCTTCAAATTTTACAGAAGCTTCTCCAAAACCTGGAAATAAAACTTCTTCTTCGAAGGCTCTATTTGATTTTTCCTCATCGAAAAGTACTGCTGCTTCATTCTCGTATCTGTTATATTCAGTTCCGAAAATGGCATGCAAGCCAGGTACTAATTCTTTAAGGAGTTGTGCTCTTGAAATAGCCATAACTTAATTTCCTCTCTTAATTATACCCCTGCATTGCCTGCGGCAATACCAAATTGATGGGTGTTAATTTTCACTAGAACGTCCATAGTAGTTCCAACTGCAGTGTAAGCTCCGTCAGGTGCTTCCGCACTACCCATAATAGATAGAGGGAAACCTGCGTTTCCTGTTGCTGCTGTGTTAGAGTCTGCTACCAGACCGCTTTTGTGAGTTGTTGTAGATCCCGTAGGTCCTGCTACAATTTGTACGTTGTGTCCAACTTTAGTTTCATCTATTGCTGTACCAACTTGGTCTGCTTGAATTTTAAACAGACAGTATGGGTCATCATAAACATAAGCTTTATATTTGCTCTTTGCCACTGTTCCGTTAGCAATTGAGCGTACAAATTTAACATCACCTGAGGAATTATCAACATATTCAGCTCCGTAGAATACACCAACTACAGCTCCTGGGGATGCACCAGCCATATCAGTGACTAATAGTCCTGCTGATAGTGTGCATAAGTCACCTTCAAAATAAGCTGAAGGTGCAGTAGCTGCAATTCTGTAACCGTTTCCGTCACTGAAGTTATTAGCACGAACTGTGCCCCCGTCAGCATTTCTAACTGGGTCTAATCCGTATCCTGCCATAATAATCTCCTTATTGCAAGTTGTTAATTTATACCAAAAAACTCTTAGAACCAGTTAATTAAAACTTATTCCTCGAACTTTGGTGATGGTTTTCCTCCTCCTCTAATTACAGAAGAAGTAGACTCATCGTGGGTTGGCATTGCCGAAGAGCCAGCATTTTGATATTCTTTCGAATATGCTTGACCCATTTTCTCGGTTTGTATATCGTAGTACGCTTGCTTCTCAGCTACAAATTCCTCAGTATTTTTCATGAGGATTAAGTCGCCTGCTCGCACCGTACCTGCGTGCTTACCAGAAGTCATTACGTCAGCATGATAGTCTATTCCGAGTTCTTCGGGTTTGACTGGTTCATAGCCTTCGCGCAGTCTTTCATGAACATTTGAATCATCTGGATTNTTCAACAATTCGTGTCTAACCCAAATATATTCCATGCCCTCTTGCTTAAGATCCTCTGGAACGTCTAAACGTTTCGTTGGTTCCCAAGGCTTTTGTTTTCGAGTTGCCGAAGCCCGAGTTTTACGGCTGCTTTTTGTTGCTTGTGTCATTTCTAACCTCCCGCCTGTTGGCGTACTTTTTGGCGCGCATAATCTTGTAGACTTACTCCCAATCTATTTGCCATGTCAACTTCAGTCTTAGTTAACTTGACTTGGTTTTTGCCTGTAGCAGAGCGCGTTCCGCTTATAACTGTAGGAATCTTTTTAGTTCTTTTAGTTTTGAACCGTTCAGGAAATTCCTCTCTAATCCTTGAATCAAGTTCGTTATAGTATTCATCAGGACTATTGTTGGGAAGGATACCTTCATCAACAAGTTCTTTATGAATTACCATAGCTGCTTGAGTCATGATTCTGTCTTTAGTAGAAGTGCTACCAAACCATTCATTTCTTTTCTGCCAACTCAAAGCCTTACGGTCTGGGCCAACTGAACTAGAAACTTCTTTTGCTTTTGGTTTAGCTTTAGTTTTACTTTTTTCAGAATCGGATTCTGCTCTTATCTTATATTGTTGAGCTACTAAAGATTCTGCCTTAACAGATGCTAAAGCATCTTGTGCTTTTATTTCAGCATCTACATCACCAGCTTCTTTTGCAGTTTTTAAAGCACTAAGAGATTGTTTCTCCTGACTTTTCAATCTATCAATATATTGATTTATTGCATGTAATTCTGAATCTTTGGATCGAGATTGTAATATATCTCTTTCAGAAGTCCACTCTTGCTCTCTTATTGAGAGTTCTTTAACTTTGGACTCTAATTCCTTTTTCTCTTTAACAAGACGCTTTATCCGTTTTTCAGCACGCTTGCCAAATACCTTCTTATCCTTAGATTCTGTATCTTCAGATTTTTCTACTTCCTCATCTTCCTCATCATCGGCTTCGGATTTCTCTTCCACTTCTTCTTCGTCTTCTGATTCTGTAGTTTCTTCCGCTACAACTGGAGCCTCGGTAACAGGCTCTTCAGGCACTATGCCTTCAGATTTTTCTTCTTCAGGAAGTTCAACGACTATCTCCTCTTCGGATTCATCTATTTGTTCTTCTTGCTTTTCTTCGTCTATCATCTAGACCTCCTTCGGTTGCGATCCGCGTTATACGCTGATATAATATATTACACTATATGTAGCTTTATTACAAGTCTACTTAGCGGATATTTTGGCAGGATCTGGTATTAAAGCCAGTACTTCGTCATCATTTATTAACGAATATTCCTCTCCATCATATCTAAATTTGAGTCCTACATACTTTCCTGTAAGAACCCAATCTCCTTCTTTGCACCATATAGTGCTAGATTTCTCTAAACTTTTATAACATTCAGGTCCCATTGATATAACTTTAGAAACTACACATTTAAACTTAGCAGCTTCTTTAGATTCATCAGTTAGTATAATACCACCTGCTGTTTTGTTTTCTAATTCTCTTGGCTTTATTATAAGCCTATAACCCGTAGGTTGTGGTAAATCACTCATACGTCTCCTCTTTGAATAATTTTTTATATTCTTCATTAACTCTAGCTTTCATATCAGCTAAAGTATGAGATATTCCTAGCATGTATTTATAACTAGAAAAATCTTCTGCACCTGCACCTATGGTCATTTGCTCTGCATTAGCTTGCAAAGCTTCCTCTAATACTTTTAATAAATTAGTCTTATATATTCTGGCATCCATGTCATCTCCTGTAAAAAGGGGCATTGTTACATGCCCCCATTAGTTTATTTAATATTTATTTGCCTAGCTTCTTTACCTTCAGGAACAATCCTTTTTAAAGAAACTTTCAATAGGCCGTCTTTTAACTCGGCATCTTTAACCTCTACATCATCTGCTATAGTAAAAGTTCTAGAGAAAAATCTTTTGGCGATACCTTGATGTAGTACGCCCTCCTCTCCTCTTTTAGGCGGTAAGCCTACTTTATCTCTTACGTTTTCAGATTTTATAGTCAGCTGATTTTCTGAGTAATCCACACGAATATCATCTTTACTATATCCTGCAAGTGCGACTTCAATGTCATACTTTTCAGGTCCAGTTTTAACTATATTGTATGGTGGGTAATTTACTACAGAGACATCACTATCAAACACTCTTTCAAAATGATCGAATACATCATCGAATCCTATTGAAATTGGTCTGAGTTGATTAAAAATAGATAATGCTTTATTCATATTAACCTCCTTTAAAAGCAAGATTTATTTAGGTTCCTTACGGCAACCTATAATAAATATATCACATTCTCTCTATTAATGCAAGGCTGCTATATCCAGCCGATCCAATTGCAAGCTAGATATATAACAACTACAGCAGCTATTGCTGAAGCTATCTTACCTTTTTTGCTTAAGTTATTCCAAATATCCATGATATCCTCCTTAATGTTTGCCCCGCTCTACGCCCTTTATACGTCCCTTATTACGGGATGCATAAAACACTTTCTTTCCTTTTTTAGCTCCATACTTTTTCTTCATGGAACTCATAACCTTTTTTCCTTTTTTAGTTAATGGCATTATTTCATCCTTGTTGCATAGATCATTTTNTCTGCATCTTTCATTACATCATTAGTTGCTTTAACTGCAAGCTCTGCTTCTTTAAGTTTGCGATCTTCATCTTTGTTTTCATCATCAACAATTAATTTAGTTTCTTCAAGATCCATTTTATCTTTATGCATTTTTACTATATCCATTTGTTTCTTAGCACGTAATGCTAAATCTTGTTTTTGTATTTCTACTTGTTCTTGTTGTGGATCTTCTGTTTGTCCTGACATTATTTTAGCTTTTTCTTCATCAAGCTTTAATACTTTATCAGCCGCATTAGCCGCTGCTAGTGCAATATCATTTTGCATTTGCATTGGCATTTGTTGTTGCTGTTGTGGTGCTGACATAATTACTTGTTGTGCTTGTGGGTCTTGTACCATCTGTGCCATTTCTATTTGATATTTCATAGCCAAGTGTTCTTGTATATGCGCTATTAAAAGTTGCTGCACTGATGGACTTTGATACGCAGGATCTTCTAAAAATTTACCATGAACAATAATATGTGCATCATGATTTTGTTCTGGCTGCGCTTGTAAAGGTGCCCCCTTTAGTGAAGCCATATTCTCTAGAATAGGATCTGCACTTAAAGGTTGTTGTTGTTGTTTTAAATAACGTTGTGGATCCTCCACGCCCATCGCAGCAAACAGTTCTAATCCTATCGCTTCCATATTGTAAGCAGCAGGATTCTGTTGAGCGATGGACATGATAGCATTTATTTTAGCTATTCTATGCGCTTCTGTTGGCATGTTAGGATCGGATACAGGTATGACGTCAATACTTTTTAGATTGAAATCTTGCCTGAATACTTGCTGTGCTCCACCTGCGACCTCATAGGGATACATATCTGGAAGGTACTCACTATCTAAACGAGTGAGTATTCGCAGGTCTTTAGTTTGTGCTGAGTGTAGACGCTTATGCACAGCATTGAACAGTTTTGAAGACTGCTCGAGTAGAGCCATAGTCGTTCCGACTGGCCCATAGTTTGTTGCATTATCTACTACATTGTCAGTAGAATCTGCAAATTGGGATGCAAGCTTTGATGCGTAATCCATCAAGTTGAATAATGTAGACGATGGTTCTTTAAACGGAAGTATTTGTAATGACTTACTTAAATCACCAGCAGGTGCATTAACTTCTCTAAACTCTCCTGGTGCAATTGGCTCGTCAGGTGCAAGGACACGAAGACCGTGTGCCTTGAACCCACCTGGCAAGTTCGCAAAGGTACCTGCATCTAATAATTGACGCATAGAGGAGGTAGCTGTTTTTGTTAATCCACCAATTAAATGTATATAACCATAACCATAAAAACCTAAACCTGGAATCATTGTAAAATGCGTAAAGAACATTTTCTTTTTCTTTTAACGGTATCTTGTTCATCCCAGTTTCTTCTTATACATAAAACTTTTTGACCGTCCTCAGTCATATGAACAATGTATGGAAGTTTTAATTCGTCTTGATCTTCAAAGCCTGGTAAATCTATATTGACGTGCATTTCTAAAATGCTTACGTATTCATCATTATCTGTAGGTTTACTTACTCCTACAATTTCATTTTCTAATTCTTGTGCTCCTGATTCTTCTATATCATAATCTGTACTAATATCTATATCTCTAAACATGCCTATTAGTTGCATCTTTTTAATTTCGTTTTTAGATAATAAATATTTATGTGTATAACGTTCTGCACTTTCTAAGTTAGTAGCATAGTAGTCTACATAAAAATCTGAAGACTTAATAAATTCTGTAACTGGTCTTTGTAATGATGGGTCCCAAAAAGTTTTTTTAAATGATGTTCCATATAATGCAACATTAAATAATAACTTATCTAACTCATGCCCATACTGTGGCATTTGAAATTGTGTTTGCCAATTTAAGAATTGCCTTACACGATTCGCTTGTTCTAATTTTTGTTGAGTTTGTGTTCCCATAATTCTGGTACGCACAGGTCCTTCTGTGGGAAATAATTCTTTGTAAGCTTTTGCTTGAAACTTTACTACTGCTTGCGCTAATACTGGATGAGTAACTCCTGCAGATCCTGGAAATGCTCCTGCTGAATCATCATATTGTAATCCTAATAATGTAATTCCATCTTCTGCTATTTCATCATACTCTGAACGTGAGTCTTTATCACGTTGGTATCCTTCATCTAAATCATTAGCGACAGATTGTAAATCTTCTTCACTCATTAACTCAGCTAAGTTTGCATCAAATGCTCCTTCATCTACTAAGTTCTCTTCATCGAAAAGACCCATAGCTTCTGCTTCATCAATCTCTTGCTGATCAGTTAATGTTACTTCTACACCACCATCTTCCATTTGTGAAATCTCTTCACCAGTTGGAATAGGTGTAGATATTTCTTCTTCCTCAAATAATCCTATTTGTTTTTCAATTGCCATATATCCCCTTTAAATATAATAACGTCTACTACTCTCCTTATTATAAATCTCTTTTTCTCTTTTGTCAAGCCATGTATCTGCACCATGACTAACATATCCACCATTCCTCATCCACAATAAAGACTTGTTGATACTGTATCCATATAGTCATCATGACTACCTGTTGGGAAAGTTCTAGCTTCATCTATAACATCCATAGCCCAATCCTTCTTAAAGGGGGCGATATATTCTGCCGTTATGGAATAATGATGTAATAGCATAAGCTCTTGCTACTTTATCTCTGTCTGGTTGAAACTCAAATATAGGTAATCCTGTCATACGTAGGTCTTGTATCAAAGATTGACCTGATGCCTTCTTCTCAATTANTATTGAATCTGGTTTATGCTCTTCATATTTACTAACTGCCTTAGTTCTAAGTGTAGGATAGTCCCATCTACCACGTTCTGCCCCTAATAGTACTAAATTAGGCATATCGAGGCCTGATTTAAAGACACCCCACGTTGTACANGCTGAATAATCCNCAGATGTCTTAGTTGAAAACGCAGTATCCCATGATTGTATGATATATTCACACTCAGGTGGAGAAGGATTGTCCCAATTCTGCCACCATTCTAGTTTTATTATGTTTCCTTCCTCATTTGTAGGACTTTGACCGTATAATGCGTCAAACTTAAAGGAAGGTGTGTTGTTTTTTGTACGTATATCTCTTCAGTAGACCAATGAAACCCATCTTTGTGGTCTGATGCAGACCAAAACG